GAGAATAAGCCAGACAAGTGAGTTCCACACAGTTTCTAATTAACGCAGCGTCCAGACATGCTGTTCTATCACAGCGATATAGCCGTGGCAGGGAAGCCGAATTCCAGCTGGAGGTCAGCCGGATTCTTGCTGATATCGAGGGCAGAATGGCGGTGTCGAGGGACGGTGCCAGCACTGTTCGCATGATGGCACTACGGGAAGAGTTATCCACGGCTTTTGGCGACGCTTATAAAGTCGTAGCAGATAAATTATTCTCTACGCTAGAAGAATTCGGACTGAGTGAGGCTCGTTTCGCCGAACAGCTGCTCAGTAAAGCAATCTCCCCCAAGGTCGCTAATTTTTCCACTGCTGTATCACCTGATCTGGTACGGTCTGCATTGTCTGGAGACTTTTTAGATGTGAATCTCAAATCGCCCATGACAATCAGGAGCGCGATTGACAAGCTGGGAGTAAATAAAACGGAGGAAATATCACGATTAATCAAAGACGGGATAGTCACAGGGAAGACACCAATTGAAATATCATCGGCGATCAGCAAAACAACGGACCTCACGAGGTCGCAGGCAGCGGCGCTTGTTCGCACATCAGCCAGTGCCTCATCCTCAATTGCCAAACAATCAGTCTATGAGGAAAACATGGAACTCTTAGATGGATACCGCTGGGTGTCCACGCTGGATGCCCGCACTTCGGTTATATGTATGACCCTAGACGGCCAGTTATTCTCGTTTAATGACAAGAACCCGAAGCCCCCCCGCCACTGGGGTTGCAGGTCAACCACTGTTCCTCAGGTAAAAAAGGAATTTGACAAGTTCTCCGATGTCGGCGGCAAGCGGCCAAGCAGCGGTGGCGATGGCAGGGAATTAGTAGACTCAAGAACAACGTACTCCGGGTGGCTCAAGAAGCAGTCCTCAGCATTCCAAGACGAAGCGCTTGGAAGTGTCAGAGGAAAGCTGCTAAGGCGTGGCGATCTTTCGCTGGACAGCTTTATAGACCCGACAGGACGGACTTACTCACTACAAGAATTAGAAGCGCTGAATCCTTTGGCGTTTAATTAACCGCAGCTAGGCTGCTATATTACGAGGTAATAATCATGCCATTTTACGAAGTAGACGAAGCAACGATTGAGGCACTTGAGGAAGATGTCAGGGCTAAATTTAAATCATACGAGCCGGAGGACGTGACCGGTTTAAAAAACAAAGCAAACGAGCTGCTCAATCAGGTCAAAACTATTGAGGCTGAAAAGACGCAGCTAACCGCTGACCTAAAAACCTCTAAGTTAAAAACCAATCCGGGCAAAGCGGATGAGTTACAGCAGCAGTTAGATGATGCCATTTCTAAAAAGGCAGAACTTGAAAAGAATTACGAGGCGCTTACGCATACTGTCACATCCGAAAAAGTTTCCGGTGAGGCTATGCGGCTAGCTACTACAGCGACTAAAGACACGAGCAAAGCTGCAATGCTTGCGTCACAGATAAAGAATAGGTTACAATTGGATCAAGGTGGGTTTAAAGTCCTTTCTAGTGATGGCAAACTCACAGTATCGACCACCGAAGAATTGTTAGGCGAATTTAAGAAGTCTGCGCCCTTTCTTTTCGATGGTTCGGGTGCTGCCGGGGGCGGTGCTAATGGTGCGAGAAGCGGGGCTTCGTCGGACGTTAAAAACATGAGTCGTACAGATTTTAATTCTCTGAATCCAAAGCAACAATCAGAGTTTTCAAAATCAGGCGGCGCTTTAACTGACGAATAACTGAGCATAAACATGGCTAACACACTAACAAACCTAATCCCTGACTTTTACAACGCACTTGATGTTGTATCTCGCGAAGTAACAGGATTTATTCCTGCGGTAACTGCGGATATGACGATGGAGCGAGCCGCTTTAAACCAGACAGTACGGTCCCCCGTTGCTCCTGCTTCCGCTGCTTCAGATGTTACTCCTGCGGTAACTCCTCCTAATGATGGCGACCAAGTTATCGGCAACGTGGACATGTCTATCACCAAGGTACGCCGAGTTCCCATACGATGGAACGGCGAACAGTCTCGAGGGATCAATAACGGCGGCCCCGGCGTGAGTAATATTATTCTCAACCAGTTCGCGCAAGCTATGCGTACTCTGGTCAATGAAGTTGAAACCGACCTAGGCGCTTTGCATTCTAACGCTTCGCGCGCATACGGAACCGCAGCAGCCACACCTTTCGGCACTGCTGGCGATTTCACCGACGCGTCCAATGTGCTGAAAATCTTGAAAGACAACGGCGCTCCAGGTTCCGACAACCAGTTGGTAATTAATACCTCTGCTGGCGCATCGTTTCTAGGCAAACAAGCTCAAGTCAATCTCGCTGGGCAGGACAGTATTCAGCGCCAAGGCATTTTGCTTCCCATTCACGGAATGGATATCCGCGAGTCTGCGCAGGTGGTTACTTCCACTGCTGGCGACATGGCCAGCGCTACAGCCAAGACAGGCGGCTATGCTGTCGGCGCAACTGTAATTGAACTCACTAACGCAGTTGGTACTGGTACAGTTAGCGCGGGCGATGTTATTGAGTTTGCTTCTGACCCCAACAAATATGTAATTGCATCTGCATCGTTTGCAGGAGCCAACCCAGCCACTGGCGATACTATTACCCTCGCCGCGCCGGGTCTGAGACAGGCAATTGTTGGCAACAAGGCAATCACAGTGATCGCTGCTGCTGCCCGAAACGTCGCGTTCGCACGCTCTGCTATTGCGCTGGCAACTCGCGCACCTGCACTTCCAGAAGGCGGTGATAGCGCGGTAGATCGTCAACTGGTTACTGATCCCCGGTCAGGTTTGACGTTTGAAGTTTCTCAATACATGCAATACCGACAAGTTCAGTATGAAGTGGCTCTTGCATGGGGCGTTAAAGTGGTCAAGCCCGAGCACGTGGCTATCCTCCTAGGCTAACAACAACGGGGGCTTCTGGCCCCCTTTTCCTTTGGAGACAAAATGACTATCACTGTTGAAGATGGTTCCACAGTTGCGGGGGCTAATTCATATATAACATTTTCCGACTATTCTACTTGGGCTGATGCCAGATTCGGTTCTGGTCGCTCCACTGCTCCGGCAGATGCTACGGCGGCAGAGCCATTTATATTCCGGGCAATGGATTATTTCGAGGAATTAGATTTTGTTGGTTACAAGGCAACGAGCACTCAGGCGCTTCAATGGCCCAGATCGTGGGTCACTATTGACAGCAACATAGTAAGCTCCACCAGCATACCTGACGAAGTTAAAAACGCATTGTTCGAGCTATCATACGCTGAGGAGACTAGCGTCGGTGAGCTAAACACTTTAGAACGGCGCACTAGCTCTGCAAAAGTTGGTGACATATCTATCAGCTATGCTGACAACAGTTCAGCTAAAACAACCAGCCCTTCCATACATAGAGCGCTTAGAAAGCTCCTTTCTGGCGGCATAGGCGGTTTTAAGGTTTCTAGGGCGTGAGTTTCTATTCGGGTATTAGAGATACAGCCAGCGAGCTAATAGCTCAGTTTGGCGTTGCTAGAATATTTACTAATAATCAGCAGGGCGCTTATAATCCCGACACGGGTGTCCATGCGAACACGGCCAGCACGTATACAAAGAAATGCGTTCAAGGCGACTTTACTGCACAGGATCGGGCAGATGGAACTATAGAGTCGGGAGATATTAAAGTTATTGCGGAGGCGTTCAGTTATGAAAAAGGCGATACTGTCTCTATTGATTCGCTGGACTATCGCATTGTCAACATTCGACCAATCAAACCAGCAGATACACTGCTGGCGAGTATTTTACAGGTGCGAAGATGAGCACACCAGAAAAGGCATTTGCAAATATCCTTAATCACGGCGATAAATTTATGCGCGGAACAGTATTGAGCCTTAGCTCTAGAGTTATCCAGCGGACACCTGTCGGCGATCCCTCCTTCTGGATAGGTTCAGCGCCTCCTGGCTATGCGGGGGGAACATTGAGAAACAGTTGGCACGTGTCTTTTGGCTCACCGTCAACAGAGGAGGCACGCGAACCATCAGAAAGTGGAGCAGGTTCACTCTCTGAGCTATCTAAAATAGAGAGCTGGGACTTTGGACTTTCGTACTATCTAACAAACAACATGCCTTACGCCATGGTAGTGGAAGAGGGCAGCTCAGATCAGGCACCAGAGGGAATGGTTAGAGTTTCTCTTTTAGAGGCCGCAGCGTGAGCACGTACTATAATGATATGCGCGCTGCATTCGATACCCGGCTAACCACGTTGGCGGGAAGCACCCCAATCGCCTGGGAGAATACTAACTATAAGGCGGACGCGGATACTGAGTTTTTGCGCTCAACATTCATCCCCTCTGACACGTCTCAGTACACGCTTGGCGATACTGGGAGAGACCTCACACGCGGTCTTTATCAGGTCGATGTATTTGCCCCCGCGCAGATGGGCAGGACTACCAAGCCGGATTCTATTGCCGACCATTTTAAGCGCGGCACTATTTTAACCAAGAATGCCACAAGGGTTCGGATTAGGTCTGTATCTGTTGGACGCGGCACTTTAGATGGCGCATGGTATATAGTACCCGTGACCATGAATTTTGAAACTATCACCGAGGCTAGAACATGAGCATTTCTTCAGGATCACAGCATAGCGTTTTTTATATACCGGAGGTCACGTATGGTACTACTCCGGCCACCCCCACATGGACACCGTTCCCCCACAATAGTTACGCGGTCGGCATGACTAAAGATTCTATTGTCTCAAACAAGTTGCGGGACGATAGGCAGATTGAAGATTTCCGACACGGCAACAAGCAAATGGCCGGGGATATTGGTTTTGATCTGGAATTCGGATCTTTTGATGATATTCTCGAAGCGGTAATGGGCGG